TCTATATAATTCTCTATAAATAATTAATGTACCGTCTGAAGAATCTACTGTTCCCCAGATACAAGCACTTTCAGATGCGTAACCATAGTCAATACCTTTGACACGCTCCCAAGAGATAGGTATCTCAAAAGGAGTAATTACATGGACATCTTGTTCAAATTCCGTAAAGGCTGCACCTTCATTAACATCCCAGTTACCTTCTAGCAACTGTTTACGCTGAGTAGGCGGTAAAGCCATCAGCATCTCTTCGTATCGTCCATCTTTAGCTAAATAAGGATTATCATCTAATCTAGCCGGAATAAACTTTCTTGTTAAGTTATCTTCTCCTGTAAACGATTCATTAGGAGGATATGGATCAACATACCTTTTCTTAACCCACGTAGCTCCTACACCCCCTGGATTAGCTGTACATCTCATGTATGTACTTATCTCAGGGTCGGTCGTTCTTAGGCGAGAAGCGAGATAGTTCCATCCAAACTCAGTGGGTAAGTGAGTTATCTCGTCAAAGCCAATCCAAGAATAGGCTTGGCCTTGATACCGATAAACATCGGCATCTCGCTCTAAGAAGCCGAACTCTACTTTGGCTCCGCTAGGGAAGTTCCAAAGTTTTTCAACCTCTTTATACTTACAGCCTGGAAAGGCTTTCGGATACAATTCTCTACTTTTATCTATAAGTTCTCTTAGCTCTGGCATTGAGCGCCTAAGTATTAACGCTCTGTGTGCTGCTCTATGTGCAAACCGTAGTGGGTCTATAAGCATTGCATAAGACTTACCACCACCTGCTGCACCACCATAAAGAACATCTCGTTCTGGTGCTGCTAAGAAGTCTGTCTGTGGCCCATCGTTAGCCTTGAATACAACATTGTCACCGACTTCTTCTTTTAAAGCTTTTGGAACTTTATCAAGTATATCTTCTGTTACAACTTTATTTGTTGTCTTTTTATCTAACTTATTTAAAGTTTCTTTAGATGCGTTTAATGAATCTCTTTTTGCATCTAGTCTTTGTTTTAACTTCTCTGCACCCTTCTCTTTAGTTCGTACTGCTCGTCTTGCTTTTATCTTGGCTTTAGTTTCTGAATGATAATTATAGCCTCTACTCTTTGAACCTTTAGGTCTTCCTGTTCTTTTACGTGGTGTACCATCTCTTTTTAATATAAAGTTTCCATCTTCATCAGTTAGATAGTTCTGGGGGTTTTGTTTCCAATCTTCCATTATCTATAATTTTCTTTAGCCCTGTATGGCTTAAAGGTCTCCCAGTTTTTTCTGCTATCCATAAACTACCTTCTCTTAAAGAAAGTGTTTCTTGTTGTACAAGATAAGCTACAGTTTTAAGAATTTCTAATTGAGTCTCTATAGGCTTTAAAGTTTTATTGTCTTCAGCCAGTTCATACCCAAAAGGTATTGTGCTACTCGTTCTCTGTCGTGTCTCCATTAATAACTATCTCTTCTTTAGCCGGAAGTATAAACAATCCTCCTTCTACTTTATGATTAACATCTAGTCTTTCTTGTTTTCCTAAACCTGTACGGTCTAGAATTGTCTGTGCTGCCTGTACTCTAATGTTAGCTTGCGGAACTGGACTATTAGATTCCATTATATCTACAAGTTTCATAGCTGCTTTAGGTGCGGATTGTGCGAGTATGTTAGAGGCTAAGTCTATAATTTCATTTTTAAGTGCGTGTACAACTTGCCAATGTCCATTCTCGGAATACCCGGCTAACTTTGCAGCTTCTTTAGGATCACCTCCCGTTTGAACAAGATGGTCTAAGAAAGTCTGTTGTTTAGTTGTTAATTCTTTTTTCATAATATACAGTATTATACAGTCATTTGGTTAGTTTGTCAAGTAAATTCTGTAACAAAGTGTAACAGCATATTGACAAAACTGTAATTCAGGTGTATAATACTATAGAACCCACCGGGGTTCACTACATCATATATCCTCCAGCAAACTCCCAGGCCTACAGTCTTTACCTTTAAAGACCCTTTGGAGTCTTTAAAGTTCCCGCCCTAACTGGTTGACACTTCAAAATCCTATAAAATGTATATGTATTAGTATATATATAGGGGGGGTGGCATGGCATCCTGCCTAGCCCTCTAGAGTTTTTAAGAAACTCTAGAGGGCTAGAAATTAACCTTCCTAGTCTCAAGAGACTAGGAAGAAACTCTAAAATCTCTGGAATCTCTAGAGATTCCAAAAAACTTTAAAGATCCTCGGTAGAGCTATGCTCTAAATTTTCTAGTTTCCATAAATCTCAAGAGATTTATAAGTCTCTAAAGTAAACTTTAGAGTCCCTTTGAATCCTTTAGATTCAATAACTTAGCAACTTATTTCCTTAACTTAGAAACTCTCTGGAGAGTTTATAAATTCTACCTCATTCTTCCCGTATTTTCCACACGATTTAACAAGTTAAATTCACGCCAAAACACCCGCCAAGAATAAAGAGTTCCGGCTCTTCCCGAAAAATCGCCTGTTTTCCTACGCATAATGCCCAGGAAAAATTTCATGCATTTTTATTTTGACACCAAAAATTGGATATGCCTTTAATTGAAACCGTCAACAACGACACCACAACTTTTAGGAGTTTTAAAATGATTCATAATACAAAAGATGTCATTGAAGTCACGTTTGATATTTCAGCTAACGCTAGAAAACGATACGATTCAGGGCTGATCTCATTTCAAGAAATGAAAGCACATCTGGAAGTCACCATCAAGATGACTGAGGATTATGCAAAATTTAACGAAATTATGAAAATTCTTGAGAGTTAATAAAATCTTTATCAAGAAAGAAACTTTGAAGTCCCTTCGCTTTGTGAAGGGACTGAAAAGGTTCCCAAATGTTCCATCGGCAATCTTGCCACCACAAATGAACCGGAGGTTCACCATGTCAACTTTTGACTTCGCAACAATTGATTCAACCCGTACTGCTTCATTGAAGCAAATATTCGCTATCTCTACGAGATTCACTCCAATCGCTGCTGAAACTCTAGGAGTTTCTGGGGTTAAGATTAATAAAATCTTACGTCCTAGAATTACTGCTGTAATTCAGAGCATGGAACCTAATCATGGAATGATTCAGAAGTGGTTCAAGTCTAAGACTTGTCCTAAGACAATTTTAGACCTAATCAAGACCGAAGGTCTTTCTGAAGACGAGCCGAAGGCTTCCAAGAAGTCTAAGACTTCCAAGAAGCCAAAGGCTTCAGCGAAAGTTAAAGCTTCTCCAAAGGCTTCAGAGGAGCCAGAGGCTCCTAAACAAGCTATTAAAAGCCCTGTCGTTTGGAAGACTACTTCCAAATCTGACGAGTTTAGTCAAAGACTAACGGTGCTTGAAGCCATGCAGTCTCAAACATCTGAAGATGTTCAAAGTATTAAATCTTCAATGGAGTCTCTTGTAGCTTCGCTAGGTGGTCTTAACTCTTAAATCTTAACCGCCCCCTTCGGGGGGCTTTTTGGAGCTTTATCATGGTATATTTTAAATTAATTTTATGTATTATAAATCCTTTTATTAAATTAAAAAATTACAACAATTTTAATAACTTAAAAGGTTTGGATAGCATAGAAGTTAAACATCGTAGAGGTCGCGTTAATAAGATATTATTTATTAAAATAACTAAATCTAATGGAGAACGTGGTCACAGAACTTGGTACTTTGAACCAACTTTTAAATAAATATTTAAATAGTTTTAGTAGGTCTTTAACGTAGTGAAAGACCTACTTAAAACTATAAAGGAGCCATCATGCCAAAGCCAATCATCATGATCAAAAAAGTGTACTGGAATAATAAAGTTCAAGGTTATGAACCTATGAATCGTTATGCCAAACAAGTTTTAGATTTACTAGGTTCTAATCGTAGTAAATTCACACAACAAAACATAAGAGATTTAGAAGCTTTAGATTTTATAATTCAACCAACTGAGGTAAGTCTTTATGACTAATAAAAATAAAAATATTGACCAACAAATTGCAGAGTTTTTTAGTTCTGGCCGTGAAGTAATTAAAGTTAAAGAAGGCGAAAGAGCTATGAAAGAGTTTGTTTGGTACAAAGAAACTTATCCTAAAAATTATAAATTGAGGTACAGCAAATGAGTATTATTACAGGTAAAAATATCTTTAATTTTAAAGATCAACTGACCGCTCCAAAAATGGGAGACAAATTTAGTTTAGATATTAATCTAAATGACGGCCAAAGAATGCACAGTGTTAGAGTAGGTAGAAAGTGGATATACTTTAAAGTTACTTTTGGCGGTAAAGTTATTAAAAAATCTCTGAAAGAAGGCAAAAGAATTTTATATAATAAATATTGGAACGCTGCTAAAACTGATGCTTGGTATGAATATTGTGTAACAACTAAAAGAAAATCATTACCTAAAAACTGGAAAAAGGAGTATTAAAATGGCACACAGATATTTGT